TGCGCTGAACAACGATGCTCAGACCGACAATACACCGGTTCAGGTGTCCGGCGGCAAGCAGACTTGTATGCTGATCCAGCGGATGAAGGCATTCAAGGCACAGGATTTCACCAAAGAGCTGACCGGTGCTGACCCGATGACCAACATCAAATCCAAGATTCAGAACTACTACACACAGGTGTGGGAAAAGGAACTGATGAACATCATTGATGCGGTTCTTGGTGTTGCCGCCCTGAAATCCCACATTCATGACATCACAGCGGAGGGGGATGGTTCCATTCAGGATACTTCCCTGATTGATGCAGAACAGGTCGCACTTGGTGACAAGGCGGAAGGTCTGGGTCTTCTGGTGATGAATTCCAAGATTTATGCAAAGTACAAGAAACTTGGCATGGTGGACTATGACAAGTATACAGTTGGTCACGTTATTCAGACAGAAGTAACCCTTCCGCGCATCGGCGGTAAGATCCCGCTGGTGACTGATTACTATACTTCTGAAACAACCGGAACCAGTGATGCCAAGAAGACCGTCTATAAGACTTATCTTCTCGGTGAGGGTGCGTTCCTGTCTTGCGATAAGACGAACTATGAGAACCAGTACACCACGAACTATGACCCGGAGACTTCCGCTGGTGTCGAGAAGTTCTATACCAAGCAGGGTAAGGTTCTTCATCCGAATGGACTTTCCCTTGAGGTTGACAATATTGCCAAGGAATCCCCGGATTTTGCAGAACTTGGAAAGTCCGCGAACTATTCCCTGAAGTTCAATGCAAAGAACGTGAAGATTGGTGTCATGAAGTCCCTTGGCTAATTCGGGACTTGGAAGGGGTGAACCCGATGATTGTAAAAGTTGAAACATTAACTTCAATGGATGAATTCAGGGGTGTTGATTCAAACACCCTTGAACGAAAATTGAACAGCGTTGAACAGCTTATCCGGGCATACACCAACAATAATTTCCAGAATCGCGCCGTGAGGTTTGAAGCACGTTCAGAGGGTTCTAAGCTGATTGCTGCTGAAACCGTGTCACCTTTTCTGAAGGAAGGTGACACGGTTGAAATCAGCCAGTCAACCGTTAATAACGGCCTATACACTATAAAAAGTATTATGGGGGACAGTATTACAGTTGACCGTGATCTGTTTTCGGTTGATTACAATCTGGTGACGAAAGTAGAATATCCGGCTGATGTTCAAGAAGGCGTGATCAACCTTCTCCAGTGGGAAATTGAAAATCGCCAGAAGGTTGGAATCAAGCAAGAAACCCTTTCCAGACACTCCGTAACTTATTTTGATCAGGACGCAAACAATCAGGTGATGGGCTATCCGGTGGCCTTGCTTGGTTTCCTTGCGCCATATATCAAGGCAAGATTCTGAATGAAGATTGGCGGAAATATTACGGCAGCCATCCAGATTAAAACAAGCACAAAGAATGAATATGGTGAACGGGTGCCAAACTGGAAAGACATTAAGACTGTTAGAGGTTGGATTGATCTTTCTAACGGTACATCCGATTACCTGAATTACAATGCAAAGGTTCAGGATTCCACGCATATATTCATCTGTGACGTGTTTGATCTGGACAGCGTGACAGACCAGGACACCGGAAAAACGGTTGATGTCACCAAGGATAATGCCCGGATGCTGGTGAAGGGTAACCCATACGCCATACTGTTGATTGATAACCCTATGGAACTGAACCAGCAATTTGAAATCTATCTGAAATTCATGGAAGGCGGTGCATGATGGCTGATTTTGAATTCAAAGATAATAGCGCCGCTGTTAAAGGCGCGTTGAAGGAAGCAGCTATTGCCTTTCTGAACGAAGTCGGTGGTGAAGTCGCTTCCAGAACAAAGCAGAATTCAAGGCGTAAAACCGGAAAGACGGCTGGTTCATGGACGTATCAGGTGGATGAATCTGGGTACAAAGTAACCATTGGTTCAGGTGAAGAAAATGCCGTGTGGGAAGAACTGGGAACCGGTGAATATGCCGTGAATGGTGATGGGCGTAAAGGTTATTGGGTATTTGTAGAAGGCCAGTCAAAAGGCGGTGGCGGTGGAAAAACGCTTGATCTTGCCAGCGCGAAAAGGGCAATGGCGATGTTGCGCCGCAAAGGACTGAATGCCTACTACACCAAAGGCAAGCGTCCAAACAAAGCACTACAGCAAGCCGGTAACAGTGTTGCACCATTGGCACAGGCCGCCGCTGAAAAGGCATTTGGAAGGATTAACTGATTATGGAAGACGTGATTCAGTGGATTGCTTCACAGTTGGAATCAGCCGGTGTGCCATATGAATTTGAGGAATGGACAGATGTGATCAAATATCCGTATTTTGTCGGTGATTATGATGAATCCCCCGGAGCATATGAAGATGGGGTTTCTGATTCGTTCTTCAGGATCACAGGGTTCACACGTCACACATGGGCTGAACTGTATGCGGTCGATAAGAAATTAAAACAGATGTTCCCCCGGACTACGGGGAAGACGGCGATTCTTGGCGATGGTTCAGGAATTGCCGTTTTTTATGATTCTTCTGCACCGGAACCAACCGGAGAAGAAGGATTGAAGAAACTTGAAATCAGATTACAAATAAAATTTTGGAAAGTGGGGTAAATTATGGCTGATTATGCTGAAATTAAATCTTCAGGCATTACCGACAAGACACCCGGCAACATCCTTCTTGGTGCCGGTACGATTCACAAGGGGCTGAAGTATGATGCACAGAAGAAGGCGTGGAATTTTGCGGAATCCCTGATTGGTGCAACATCCGGCGGAAACAAGTTTTCGATCAAGCCTGAAATCAAGCAGATTGAAGTTGATGGTGCGTGGGTTCCGGTCAAACAGTTTGACATTAAACAGGGCGGCACGGCAGAAATGGAAATCAACCTGATTGAGCTTTCGCCGGATATCCTGAAAGCCGTTGTCATTGGCCAGGAAAACACACAGGGTGCGCCGGAAGGATACACGCTGATTGAGGATAAGTCCAAGATTGAATCCGGTGATTATCTGGATAATATCGCGTTTATTGGTAAGCGTCTTGATGGTGTCCCGATTGTGGTTGTTCTGGACAACGCGCTTTGCACTTCCGGACTGGAAGTTGAGGGAAAGAACAAGGATGCCAGTGTCACAAAGTACACATTTGCATCCAGACAGGACATTGGCGGTGATCTGACCACCATTCCGTATCACATTTATTTTCCAAAAACAGCATAAATATTCAGACACATAGCAACGGATCAGCTGCATTAAAGCAATAATTGTCTGAATATTAGAAAGGAATGAACCATGAAAGTAAAGGTGGTTGAATCCTTCCATGATATCCACGGCGGTGAACTTCATCGCCGTGGTTCATTTTTGGAAGTGACAGACGAACGATATCACGAAATCGTAAAGTCTGGTAATTATGTTGTCCCTGTTGATGACAAATCAAAAGACGAACAGAAGAAAGGATAAATTAACCAATGGCTGAATTCACAAGTTTTACTAATGACACGTTACCGGTAAGACCGGTGGCACCGGCACAGAATATGGCAACACCTGTAATTGAAAATGTTCAGACTGACACCATGCAGAGTACAGTCACACAGAATCCAGTTGCTCAGAATGCCGTTGGACAGGTTCCTGAACCGGTTCAGGAGACAAAGCCCTACACACTTAGAACACTGTGTGCTGATGATCTGTTCCCAATGGCAAGAATCATTTCCAAGATTGGGATTGATCGCTTCCGCGATGCCTTCAACCAGAACGACATTAAAGCCCTTATCAAGTCCCTGAACAAGCAGGAAGGGGCTGATGATAGCGACAACGCGCCGGTTTCGGATGACGTTGTGACTTCCGTTGGTATGTCGGTAGTGCTGTCTATGACACAGGTTGTACTTTCGCACATTTCTGATTGCCGAACGGATATCTACACATTCCTTGGTGGCGTATCCGGTATGAAGCCGGAAGCAATTGCAACGCTTCCAATTGAGGTTTTTGCTGAAATGGTTGTTGATGTCATTCAGAAGCCTGAATTTGAAAATTTTATCAAGGTTGTTTCAAAGTTGCTCAAATAACAGAACTGGAATTTGCAGACCTGATTTATCACAGGTATGCAAGCCCTACAACGCTGTTAAATGAGGTAATCGCCGCCGGGCAATTACCAGAATTCATTGATCTGGTAATCAAAAAGCGTGAAGAAGAAAGGGATTGGGAATATTACCTTCATCGAATTTTTGATAAATCATTCAACGATTTTGTGAATGAAATGGAGACAGAAACGCAAACCCGGCAGACGTTTGACGTTGAAACAACACTTCAGGATTCCATAAGTATGATGACAGACTTCAGCCCTGAAGAATGAGGGGTAAATAATGGAATTATTTAAGATATTCGGTACATTAGCCCTGATGGGTGCTGATAATGTCAACAAACAACTGGATGATGTAACCGGAAAGGCGAATAACACACAAGATAAATTTTCTTCCGCTTGTAAAAAGATAGGAACAGCCCTTGCGGGGGCATTCACGGCAGATAAGGTTATACAGTTTGGTAAAGATGTCGTCACAACGGCTGGACAGTCGGAAGCGTCATTTGCCAAGGTTACAACCCTTCTGGATACAAGTAAAGTCAATACAGATGCATATTATGCCAGTGTGAAGAAAGGGGCAAATGAAAGCCATATTTCTGTGTCCGATTTTTCAGAAGCACTATATCAGGCGTTGTCCGCTTCCGTGGATGCCGGACATGCTGTTGACTTTACAACAAAGGCCGTTGAACTATCCAAGGCCGGTTTTACATCAGCGGCAACCGCCGTGGATGTCATGACCACGGCAATCAACGCTTATGGGCTATCGGCGGATGACGCTGACCATATCAGTGATAACCTGATTACCACACAGAATTTAGGTAAAACAACAGTTGATGAACTTGCCGCCAGTATGGGTAAGGTCATTCCTACGGCTTCCGCCTATGGAGTGAACATTGACAACTTGTGTTCTTCCTATGCGATCATGACAAAATCCGGTATCGCAACGGCTGAATCCACCACATACCTGAAAGGTATGTTGAATGAGTTAGGCAAGGAAGGAAGCACAGTATCTGACACCCTGAAAGACAAGACCGGAAAGAGTTTCGCGGAATGCATGAATTCCGGTATGTCCCTTGGCGATGTTCTTCAGATTTTGTCCGATTCCGTAGATGGCGATACAACGGCATTTGCGAACCTATGGCAAAGTCAGGAAGCTGGAACTGGTGCGCTTGCGCTTGTGAATGCTGGTTCAAAAGAATTCAATTCTACGTTGAACCAGATGCAGAACAATGCCGGAACAACCGCTTCCGCCTATGAAAAAATTGAAGGCACGATGGAAGCCAAGACGGAAGCATTGAAAGCCAAGTTCAGCAATCTGAAATCTGAGCTTGGTGAAAAGCTGATTCCGGTCGTTGGCAAGGTCGTTGATGCACTTAGTAACAAGGTAATTCCGGCGATTGAAAAGGCCGGACAGTGGGTTGAAAAGCACAAAACCCTTGTTGAATCCCTTGTCGCCGGTGTACTTGCGGCGGTTGGGGCTTACACGGCATTCAAGACAGCCCTTGCCATTCAAAGTGCATTACAAGCGGCGCATACTGCACTACTTGCAGTCAAGGGTGCAGAAGAAGGAATGACCACGGCACAGTTGCTACTAAATGCGGCAATGAACGCCAACCCCGTTGGAATCGTTGTTGTGGCTATCGGTGCACTTGTTGCGGCGTTTACATACCTTTGGAATACGTCAGAAGGATTCCGTAATTTCTGGAAAGGATTATGGGACGGCCTGAAGAATATCGTATCAACGGCGGTTGAAGGAACCAAAGGATTCTTTGGTGGTGTTGCTGATAGGTTCAAAGCAATGGGCGATTCTATCAAGGAACACGGCGGCGGAATCAAGGGAACGTTTACAGCCCTTGGGGATCATCTCAAAGATTCCTTTAGCAAAGGATTTGAAGCAGCCAAGGGTTCAACAGACAACTTCTTTACGGATTTGCAAGTGTCATATGAGGAAGGCGGTGGCGGTCTTAGCGGCGTTGTTGAAGCCATTATGGATAAGCAGAATGACCTTATCCGTGGAGCATTTACAACAATCGGAAACCTGTTTGGTGTAAATCTGGACGGGATTGCTGATAAGATTATTTCCTTCCGGCAAAACGTCCGTGACAAGGTTGTTGACCTGATCTATAACATTCAGAATGCGGTTGTGGACTTCTTCAGCGGTATAGGTGAAAAGATAAGCGGGTTCTTCAACGATGTAATTACGGCAGTTGGGAATTTCTTTAGTCCTGTAATTGACGCGATCAGTACCGCATGGGAAACAATTAAGAATGTGGTTCAGGTCGGGATCATGTTCATCAAGGAATTGCTGTCGGCGGCAGTACAGATTTTACTGATCCCGTGGCAATTTATATGGCAGAATTTTGGTGATGAGATCACAGCGGCGTGGGAAACCATTAAGTCCATTGTATCAACCGCACTGAATGCCATCAAAACGACAATATCCACGGTCTGGAATGCGATCAAGGCGGTCATGGAACCGATTCTAAACGCCATAAAAACGGCAGTTGAAACGGCGTGGAATGCCATTAAGAGTGTAACCACAACTGTATTCAATGCGGTGAAATCGGTATCTGAAACAGTTTGGAATGGGATAAAATCAGTCATTACAACGGTTGCAGACGCTATTAAGTCGGTAATTACATCCGTGTGGAATGCCATTAAATCGGTTACAACCACGGTATGGAATGCAATTAAGTCCATCATGACAACCGTGGTGAATGGTATCAAGTCGGTTGTAACATCTGTATTCAATGCCGTTAAAAGCACGGTAACAAGTATCTGGAATGGCATTAAGTCCACTACTACATCCGTGTGGAATGCCGTAAAAACAGCCGTATCAACGCCGGTAAACGCGATTAGATCGACAGTCACCAGTGTTTTTAATTCGGTAAGGTCAACGGTTTCAAGCGTGTTCAACAGTATTCGGTCAACCGCTACATCTGTATGGAACGGCATTAAGTCAGCGATTACCAGACCTGTTGAAGCCGCGCGGGATGCGGTAGGAAATGCAATTCAGCGGATGCGGTCATTCTTCCACTTTTCGTGGTCGTTGCCGCACTTGGCACTTCCGCACCTGTCCATAAGCGGACACTTTTCTATCAATCCGCCGTCTGTGCCGCATTTCGGCATTAGCTGGTATAAGAAGGCTATGGAGCAACCGTATTTATTTACACAGCCAACCATATTTGGCATGAATCCGGCAACCGGACAGGCAAAGGGTGCCGGTGAAGCCGGTGATGAAATGATGTACGGCAAAACCAACTTGATGAATGATATCAGAACAGCGGTAGCGGCTGAAAACAATGATGTAGTTCAAAAGGTAAATGAAATGTTCAACAGGCTATTGAACATCCTTGAACAGTATTTCCCGGAATTTGCAAACCTGAAAATGGTGCTTGATTCTGGTGCCCTTGTTGGAGAACTTGCCCCGGCGATGGATGAAGAAATTGGAGACATTATCAGAAAAAAGGAAAGGGGTGCTAATTGGTGATTGGTATAAAATTTGGAATCAAACATTCGTACCGTGATTTTGGTATGTACCTGACCAAAAAAGAAATATCCCTTCCAAAGGCAAAAACAGAAAAGGTCAGTGTCACCGGAAGGGATGGTGACATTGATCTGACTGAAGCTCTCGGTGATAACGTCCGGTTTGAAAACCGGACGTTAAAATTTACATTCACAACCGTGGAAGATCGGAA